ACGGTTACACGATCTTGCGAAAGCATAATCTATTCCGGCTCAAGCAATCGCTTCATCTTTACTACTACCGGCGAGACAGGAACCGCGTCATCTCATTCAAGAGGGCTTCGGGACTGATCTCACGGCTCGGACAGCTTCGCAAATGCAATCATCAGCAGGTTTTGGACAGGCATTATCAGCCCAAGACGATGTTTGCACTGAAGAAAGTCGTCCGAAAGGAGTGCAGAAGACTTCAGGCATTATATCCGCCATACCAGGCGGCATAAAAAGGAGTGATTTTCATGAAAGTACAGGGAATGGTCAACCCCGGCAGCTTTACTGTGGAAGAGATCCGCGGTACCAAACGAAGTCTTGTCCGTCTCTACCAGAATGTGGAGGCGTGCAAGATCGCTAAGGATGCCGAGGACAAGGAAGGCCTTGACGGGTTCCAGTATGACGAATACTGCGTTGAGGTCGAGAGTTGGCCCGGACTTGCTGCCAGCGTGCGGGAGAACTACGACACCTACCTTGCAAAGGGTAAGGACAATGAGGTCGACCGCAGTAACTATGCGTTGTTCCGCGCTCAGAAAAACACAGACTCCATCGTCCAGGATACGGACGCGATGAGCGTGGATCACGAATACCGACTGACCCTGCTTGAGCTGGGTCTCTCGGAATAATTGAGAAAGGAGGAAAACGACTATGCTGTATCGCACTCTGAAGCGCATGATCGAGCGCGGCCAGACCAACGGCCTTGAGGAAAAGATCGACATTTTCTTCGCAGCCGGCAAGCTGACCGAAAGCGAGTATCAGGAGCTCATCGCCATGCTCAAGGCAGAATGAACGCACCGGAGGATTGAGATGTGACTATTCAAGAGATTTTAGCCGGCGGGGGCGGTCTGCTCCTGATCCTTATGACCCTGGTGCAAATCGCCCCCGTCAAAATCAACCCCTGGTCAGCACTCGCCAAAGCCATTGGCAAGGCGATCAATGCTGACATTTCAAAGCGCCTCGACGAGATTGAGAAAAAGCTGGACTCACATATCAAAACGGATGATCAAGGCCGGGCCGATGACTGGCGAGCGGCGATACTCCGATTTAACAATGAGCTGCTTCGTCCGATCCGTCATACGAAGGAAGAATTCGTAGAGGTACTTGGGTATATCGACAAGTACGAGCATTATTGCGAAAAGAACCCTGAGTATCCAAACAGCCGAGCGGAAATTGCCATTGAGAACATTCGAGAGGTGTATAAGGTCCGGCTGAAGAAACGAGACTTCCTTCAGGACGAGGATAAGAAGGAGGTGGCGGCGCTGTGAGCAGGTGGGGCATCGGCCTTTCCGAGCAAATGAAAGCCTGCAAAGAAGCGGAACCGTTCACTGATATTTTGGAGGGGGATGGGGGTGTTCCTGAAAAGGACCCCCCGTCTTCTTCCAAAGCAGGGTTCAAGGTCACCACGATGAAGATTATCGTGTGGGTCTGCATTCTCAACGGACTTGCATGGGTATGGTGCAGCTATATCCTTGCATTGCTCGGACGGGAGCAGATCGCAGAGGCCTTGTCACAGGTCGCGCTCAAGGAGATCATCGGCGTGGTGCTGATCTACGGTCTCAAGGCGCTGTTTGAAAACCTGAGCAAGAACAACTCGTGGCCTGACAAGGGAAACTCTACTCCGCCCGAAGACGGAGCGGGATAACAGGAGGAAAAGAATATGGAGAGTGTACTGAACTGGTCTGTCATCATCAGCATCATTGGCGTGCTGGTGGTGCTGACGAACATTGTGGTACAGGTACTCAAGAAAGTAACCTGGGACAAGCTGCCGACGAATGCTCTGGCGATGATCGTTTCGCTGGTGCTGACGCTCGGCGCTTTCTTTGCATATTGTTCCATCAAGGGGATCGCTGTTGTGTGGTATATGGTGTTTGCCGCGGTGGTCCTCGCGTTCATGGTGGCTTATGCGGCAATGTTCGGATTTGACAAGCTGAAAGAAGCGCTTGCGCAGATCCATAAGTAGTGATTAGAGGTCGAAAAAGGTGTAGGAGAGCCGGTTATTTCTTGACTACTCCTACACCTATGGCCTAAAAGTGGCGTGGGGACTGGATTGGATGCTTCTAAAATATCTATATAGACGACAGCATCGGCAAAAAGTTTCATCTTTTTGCATTGTACGATCATTTTCTGATCCTTATAAGGCTCAAGGGGCCCACAGCATATGCCAAGCTGCACAGATTCGCTCCCTTGTGGGACACTTCGTTTTCTGCCGTAATTTTTGACCGCCGGTTGCTTGTCAGTTGGGGTAAGCTATGGTACAATCATCGTACTAATTCCATGGATGGAGGATAGCAATATGAAAATCGTCATCGTCACCGGCAGTGCGCACAGGCATGGCACGGCCGCTACGCTGACCGATTAGTTCCAGCGCGGCGCGGAAAGCGCGGGACACGAGGTCTTCCGCTTCGACGCGGCGTTCAAGGACGTGCACCCCTGCATCGGCTGCGACAAGTGCGTCCGCACCAGTGAGTGCACATTCGAGGCTGACGACATGAAGGAGCTCAATCGCACCTTCCCGAGGCCGATGCGGTCATCTTCGTCTCGCCGATCTATTATTTTGACTTCAACGCCCAGCTCAAGGCGGTCATCGACCGCTTTTACGCCAACAATGAAGCGCTGATGGGCAAAAAGAAGGCCGTTTTCCTCACCGCGATGGCCGATGAGGATCAAAAGACTGCCTCCGGCGCGAACGCTTCGTTTGACCTCATGGCCGACTATCTCGGCTGGGAGATCGTGGGCAGGCTGAATGTCGGCGGCTGCTCCACGGCGGACGATCTTCACGAAGAAGACCTGACCGCCGCTTACGAGCTCGGCAAGAATCTGTAAACAGTTGATCGTATAAAAAAAGAGGACTTGCTTTGCAAGCCCTCTTTTTTATTGTCGAAACATTCTGCTGTTGTACACGGCCAACGCCGCAATGAGCGACAGAACAGTGGAAAAGATCAGCTTCACCGGCGCGAGCGCTTGCAGGCTGGCGAGAAAATACGTCCAGCCGTCGGCTTCCAGCTTGATGCGAAAGGCCGGAATGCAATAGCCCATCGCAACATACGCCGCGGCAAAGATCACGGCAAACGCTATGATCGCCCAGCGTCTCTTTTTCATCTCCCACGCTCCTTTCTTATCACTGCACCGCGCAGCCGCCCCATTCGACGACCGTGAAGCCCGTGCGCTCGGGCGCGGAAAGCCCCTGCGCGGGAAGGTCAACAAATTTCTCCGACGGCTGCCACGCCATAAAGACGCGCAGCAGCGTATCGGGCGCAGGGTCAATCGTCAGCCTTGCCGAATCCGTGTAAATCTCCTGCTGGAACGAAATGAGATTGTAGGCGTTGTCCTGCATCTGCGGCAGCCAGTAGATGATAAACTCGTTCGCCTCCTCGCGATTAAGGCCGAGCTGTGTGAGCGCATCCTCGAGGAACGCCGCGGTATCCTCTCCCGCGACGCAGAAGCCGGTCGAAAAGTCGTAATCCGTCCCCGACGTGCCCTCCCAGTAGAGGTAGCGGTAGGTTTGGCCGCTCTCGTCCGTCAGCGTGCCATCCGGCGCGGCGCGGACGCTCCAGCCGTCACCGTAGGCGGGATAGGCGCACGTCAGCTCGCCCGCAAGATCAAGCGTCACACGCACATCCGTCTCCTGCTCGGGATAAAGGTAGATGACCGGCTTTTCATCCCCAACGATCTGTTTCTCCCGCCTGCAGGCCGAGAGCGAAAAGAGCAGCAAACACGCAAGCATAAGGGAAAATAACTTCTTCATGACAGAGTCCTCCTCATCAGTAGTTGTTCCTTTAGACGCAAGAACCATCAAAAAAGTTCCAAAAGCCTCGCAGAGTTTCACGCCCGCAGGCGTGAAATCTATGTAATCCGTTTTCTGCCGCGACATGTGCGTGGCAGAAAACACTTTGCGCGAAGTGAGCGTCGAATTGTCCGCTTAAATCGGACAACCGAGGCGCAGAACGAAGCGAATCTTTACAAAGAAGTGGCACAGCCACTTCTTTGTAAAAATCAAAAGAGGGACAGCAAAGCTGTCCCTCTTTTGAAATCTTTATTTGTGCGGTACATGCCAGATCGTATCCGCATACTGCGCGACGGCGCGGTCGGCGGCGAAGATGCCGCTGC